CATCGGAGGTGTTCAATGACCGTTATCGTCAAAACCCTGGTGGCACCCAAACAGATGGAAGCCAGCCAGACAACCCAGTACACGGCCACGGCCGTCAAGGCTCTGATCGACAAGGCCACCGTCACCAACACCGACACGGTGAACCGCACGTTCAGCGTCAACCTGGTGCAGTCTGGCGGCAGCGCAGGCAATTCCAACCTGATCATCGACGACCGCACAGTGGTGCCAGGCGAGACCTACCTGTGCCCAGAGCTGGTCGGCCAGGAGCTGGATGCTGGCGCATTCATCAGCACAATCGCCAGCAATGCCACAGCACTGACGCTGCGCGTTTCTGGCCGCGAGATTACATAAGGAGCAACGCATGGACAAATTTATGATGATGCCCAAGGGCTTCATGGGCCTGCCGATGGATGATGAATTCATCACCAACGCAGAAAATAAAAAGAACTATGCCGTTGCGGTCTCTGACTGGAACTATGGCCCTGAAGTACCAACCAACGAGCCAGGCGCAAACAAACCGTTTTATGTAGGGCTGGCCGAGGCGATGCAGTGCGACGAGAAGGATGCACGGCGCAAGCACTGCTCAAACTGTGGTTATTACGACAACAGCTTTATGACCCAAGTCAGGATTGAGCGCATCCCGCTTGCCACCTACGACAAGGGCGCAGGCTTTCGTGGCCACTGCGAAAAGCTCAACTTCATCTGCAACGACATGCGCGTCTGCCAGGCCTGGGAAGACCAGGAAGAAGACGAGGATTGACCAAATGTCAAATTGTGAGAAAATGCAAGTGCTGAGCTTATCGAGCCGCCAGCAGCTCATCCGACCATTGAAAGGTTGCGCATGACTGGTGTCGATTGGCTGAGACTGAACCTGCAAAGGGTTCTTGCGCTACCTGCGCCAGCCATCGAGTGGCTGCTCATGCTTTATGGAGCGATTCAGGTCTTTGATGACGTGGCCGACGGTGATGCCGTCGAGCGCGATGACTTGAACGCTGCCATCTGGAACACGCTGGTCGGCATGAGCCAAAACACATTTTGGATTGCAAACTCGCAAACCCTGACGCCTATCGTGGCGTCGATGATTTTAAAGTGGCAAGCATCTGACCAGGCCGAGCGCAGTGGCAAGGCAGATTCACGATCGTTTGTCTGGCGTGCAGGCTACTATGACGTGGTGCTGATGACGGTGGCGCTGTGCCACGGCACTCAGCGCGCCACTGAAACGGCGCAACAAGTCATGGAGCTGTATGGCGAGACGCTTGAAGATTACATGAAGGAGTTCGGCAATGCCTGATCCAATAACAGCCCTAGTCATCGGGGGCACGCAAGTTGTCGGCGGCATCATGCAAAGCAATGCAGCCAGCAAAGCCTCTGGTGCACAAACGCAAGCCGCTGAGCTTGGAATCGAAGAACAACGTCGCCAGTTCGAGGCAATTCAGGAGATCCTCAAACCCTACGTTACCGCAGGCACCACCGCCATCGGTGGCCTGCAGCCTTACGCTGCAGCCGGAGCGCCTGCACTGCAGCAACAGCAGGCCATTGCCGGGTTGCTTGGTCCAGAGGCACAGCAAGCAGCCATTGCCGCCATTGAGGGCGGCGCAGGCTTCCAGGCCCAAGTTCAGCAGGGCGAGGAAGCGCTGCTACAGCGTGCATCGGCCACTGGTGGCCTGCGCGGTGGCAACATCCAAGGCGCACTGGCGCAGTTCAGGCCGCAAATGTTGCAGCAGGAAATCGACAAACAATATGGTCGGCTTGGCGGCCTGACATCATTGGGCCAGCTCACCAATCAGAACTTGGCACAACTTGGCCAGTCATCGGCGGCAGGTGTTGGTACGGCTGGCCTGAGAACTGGTGCAGACATTGCAGGATTGATGGGGCAGCAAGGCGCTGCACGCGCTGGCTCAGAGCTGGCGCAAGGCCAAGCCTTTGCCAACGTCCTGAACTTGCCTGCTCAGTTCCTTGGCGCTCAGTACGGCGCCAACGTAGGCAAAACTGGCGCAGCAATGACGCCAGGGTTTGGCAACATCTTTAGCGACATCCGTCTGAAAAAGAACATCCAACGCATCGGCACCCGGCCAGATGGCCTGGGCGTCTATGAGTTTGAATACACCTGGGGCGGCGGTCGTCAGATCGGTTTGATGGCGCAAGAGGTGCTGGGCGTCTATCCTGACGCTGTGGGCCAGTCTGGTGGCTACCTCACCGTGGACTACAGCAAGGTATAAGGAGCCACAAATGGTCCAACCAATCAACTATTCACTCAACGTTCAAAGTCCTTTTGAGGCTGCCCTGGGAGGCTTCAAGATCGGCGCAACGATTGCCGACATCGGTGCTCAGCGTCAATTGCAGGAGCAGGAGCTGGTGCGCAAGCAGAGCTTGCAAACGCAAGTCAATGCGCTGATCCAAAACCAAAACCCGACTGCGCGAGACTTCACCAACGTGGCCATGCTGCTGCCTGAAAAAGAAGCAGCCAGCATGCGCGCCAACTTTGAGACGCTGTCCAAAGATCAGCAACAGAACCAATTGCGCTTTGGTGGCCAAGTCATCTCGGCATTCAGCTCCAAACAGCCCCAGTACGGCATCCAGCTTTTGAAGGACCGTGCCGTGGCTGAGCGCAACTCAGGCCGAGAGAGCGAAGCCAAAGCCTACGAGGTTGCAGCGCAACTTGCTGAACAAGACCTGTCATCGGCATTAAAGATTGCTGGCATCAACATGGCCACACTGCCTGGTGGTGACAAGGTGCTGGAGGCCTCAATCAAGGCGATGAAGGCACCAGGCGAGATTCGCACAGCCGAGGCTGGCGCAATCAAGGAAGAGCTGGTCACGGCCAACACGCCAACCCGCCTGGCGCTGGAGAACACGAATACAGCGGCCAACATCCGCAACCTGGACAGCCAGATTTTGGAGCGTTCCAACAAGCTGGTGCTCGACAGAGATCGCTTAAAGCTGGACCGCGACAAGTTGCAGTCTGACGTTGAAGCCAAGTTATTTGAGCTGAATCAAAAAGGCACCACGCTTGATGCCAATGCCGCCAAGATCGTCAACGATGCAGCAGTGGCTGCTGTCGGCTCTGAACAGGCCGCAGGCCGCATGCTCGATCTGGCCAGCCGCATGGAGTCTGCTGGAGGCGGCAAGGGTTTAGGAACATCGTTCTCTGAGAAGGTAAAAAACCTCACCGGAAACCAGGACGGATTCTCGCAACTGCGCAACGAGTACACCCGGCTGCGCAACACGCAGGCCATCAAGTCGTTGCCACCAGGCGTGGCAACAGACAAGGACATCGAGCTGGCGCTCAAGGGCCTGCCCCCAGAAACGGCTGACGCAGCCGTGCTCGCATCATTCCTGCGCGGCATGGCCAAAATGTCGCAATATGATGCGGTGGCCGAAAGCGCCAAGTCTGAGTGGGTGAACTCAAACGGCACCCTTGGTCGTGCCAACAAAGACATCGACATCGGCGGCATCCAAGTTCCCAAAGGCACCACCTACGTGGAATTTGCACGCCAGTTCATGGATCAGCGCGCGCAAGACTTGGCCGCAGATCAATCTGGCCGTGCAGTGTCTGGCCGTGGCTACATGCGCTTTGCCAATCCTGAGACAGGCGCTGTGCCTGGCGCTCAGGCTGCACCAGCTCCTGCAGCTTCCGCACCTGCTCCGGCACCAGCTCCTGCAGCAGCTCCTGCTGCTGCTGCGCCAGCGCCTGCTCCTGCTGCTCTTGCACCAGCTCCTGCACTTGCAGTGCCAGCTCCCGCACCAGCTCCAGCAGCCGCACCACCAGCTCCAGCAGCAGCCCCGGCCCCGGAGGCAGCGCCAGCGGCGGCATTACCTGCATTTACAAGAGAAGAAGCACTAACCTTTAACTCCCTTACAAGTGAAATATTACCCAATGGCGATGTTGTTGTTACACGTGGGAAAAAGCGGGTAATGATTGGCAATGTTGGCGGTGGAAATAATATGACCGCTGCACAAAACTTGATTTTTGAATGGATACGCGAAAACAAAATTGGGTCGAAAGGTAAATAATCATGCGTGCAAGTAAATATCGAACTACGTTCAAAAGATAAGACATGGCAACGCAACAAACCCCTACCAGCTACAAAGACCCGTTTTGGTCTGATCTGGCCGCTGGCACCGAGCAAAAGCTCGGGCTGCCGGAGGGCTTGCTGGTCTCGGTGCTCACACGAGGCGAGCGCAGCAATGCCGACCAGGTGTCTGAGGCAGGCGCAAAAACCCCGTTCCAGATCATCCCGGCCACCCGCCAGGCGGTGCTCAAGAAGTACGGCGTGGACGCCTACCTCAGCCCAGAGAACTCAGCCGAGGCTGCAGGCCTGCTGCTCAAGGAGTCGCTGGACCGCAATAAGGGCGACATCAAGCTGGCGGCTGCCGAGTACCACGGCGGCACCAACCCGGCTAACTGGGGACCACGCACCAGGGCTTACATCGATCGCGTTTCGCAAGGCGTGCGCTCCCTCAGCCCACAGGCTGTCCCTGTGCAGACACCAAGCATTTCGGAGGGCGGTACGACCAGCACGTTTCAGCGTGCTCTTGGTGCCAGCAGCATGGCTGCTGTACCGCCGGATGCGATTGCGAGGGTCTTCCAAGCCTACAGCACCGGACAAATGACGCCTGCAGAGTCGGCAGAGTTTGAGGCCGATGTTCGTGGCGGCACCCTCATGCTGCCCCGTGGCGCGGCCTTGCGTGGCGAGCAACCCCAAGGCGCCAGGCCAAACATGCCAGAGCTGCCTGCGGCTGTCCTGGAGGCCTACAGCACCGGACGCATGACACGCGAGGAGATGATGGAGCTGGAGCGCGACGTCTCCAGCGGCATGGCCAAGGTGCCCACCGGCTTTGCGATCAAGAAGACCGAGCCGATGGGCATCGTGGGCGGCATCCGTGAGGCCATCACTGGCACCGAGCGTGCCACGCCAACCACGCAAGCACTGCCGGACTATGCGGCCATGCCTGAACTCAACACCTTCAGCATGGCCAGTTTTAAGTCTGCCCTGGGCACGATGATCACCAGCCCCGAAGAGACGGTCCAGATCATCAAGTCCAACTATCCCGGCGTGCAAGTCACCCAGGACGAGAAGGGCAACTATGTGATGCAGTCGTCCATTGACGGCAAGTTTTATGCCATCAAGCCTGGCGGCCAAGTCAGCGACATCCCACGAGGTCTCGGCGCTGTGGCTGCTTTCACGCCTGCTGGCCGTGCTGTGACACTGCCTGGCATGGCTGCTGCTGCTGGTGGCACCCAGGCTGTAATCGAGGCCACACAGGCCGCTACTGGTGGAAGATTCAACACCGGCGAGGTGGCTCTGGCCGGAGCGCTTGCACCCATCTTGCCTGCCGTTATCCGAGGCGTCCAGGCAGTTCGGTCTGTCCGTGCGGGTGCCCCGCCTGTCACGCCTGCCGTTGCCCCACCAGCAGCAGCGCCAGCAGGAGCGCCTGGTGCGACTCCCGTGGCTCCCGTGGCTCCCGTGGCACCTGTCACGCCTGCCGCACCCGCTGGTGCGCCTATGGGCACGGCAATGGCTCCGGTGGTGCCTCCGGCGGCCCCGGTAGCCCCGGCAGTGGCCATGACGGCCGAACAGTTGACAGCCACCACTCGCAAGGCGGCAGAGGGTGGCCTTGGCGCAGGCCGAGCCACTGAGATTTTGGCCACACAGGCAGCGCCTGACCCCAAGGTGCTGGAGGCTGCGCGTCGGCTCAAAATTGAGGGCTACCTGCAGCCGGACCACCTAACCTCAAACCAAGCCTACCGCGAGCTGGCGCAGGCCGTGAAGTCCATCCCCGGCAGCCAGGCGCGTGCGGCAGAGATCGCAGGCTTGGAGCAGGTCGGCAAACAGGCCGATGACTTGATCACCAAGATCGGCGGCATGACGGACCTGAGCCAGATGAACCAGGTCGTGCGCACGCAGCTCGGCCAAACGGTGAAAAACTTAAAAGACCAAGCTGATGATGCTTACACGCAACTGCGCACCGACATTCCAGCAAAGACCCGTG